GAAATGGAGTTCTAATTATGGTTATAAGTGTAGCAAATTGGCATCTTTCAATTTTTTTGGATTATAGAAAAAAAAGAAAAGAACATAATATTTTAAATGCCAGAAGAAAATCAGAAAAAAGATTACAAGTGAGCCAATATAAAAAAGAAATTGGTTGTTCAAAATGTGGGTATAAAGATAATCCAGATATACTACATTTTCATCACATAAATCCTCAAACTAAAATTGGTAATATATCCAGAATGGTACAAAAAAATCACTCAATGGATAGAATATTTAATGAAATACAAAAATGTAGATTACTTTGTATTACCTGCCATCACAAAGAACATGGCATTAAGGATAATTATGTTTAAAGCAATGGCATTAATTTGTTCAGCTTGGATAGCAAATGGAGAAGCAAAACAAGCGTGTTTTACTCATTTGTTTGAGTGGGAATTTGAAACTAAAAAAGAATGCCAGATGAAGTTGTTATATTACAGAGCAAAAGAAGTTCCACCATATCACAACGTAGTCTTAGGCGAATGTATAAAGGTAAATAAATTATGATTGGAGAAAATTTAACAAAAGAAACTGTAAAGATTATTAATAGGCGAGGTAAAAATTACGGAAACATTAAAGAAAACCACGACTTATGTGCAGTTGGTATTAATGCAATAACTGAATATGCAATTAGAAAATATGGCAAAGTTTCCAACTATCATTTTGCTCTAATAATGATTTGGGTAAAAATAGTTAGGTTGCTGACTAAGCCAAAGCATAAAGATAGCATTAAAGATATTATTGGATATGCAATAACTTATTCAGAATGTGTGAGGGGTAAATAATGGATATATACTCATTACAATTTGAACCATTAAAACTATCGCATCAGCAGGAAGAATTAGGAATGATATTTGCTGACTTAGACACAGCAGTTGAATTAATGAAAAAAGAAGAAAAGATGCTGATTGCAGAATTAACGCTTTTTTATTCTAAGAATAAAGGGTATAAAAATATGAAAGAATTAGATGGGTTAATATATACCCACGAAAAGTTTAAGGACTACGCTGATAGATACAGCCAAACCCTTAAAAAGAGGAATAGAGCCAAGATTAGGTTCGACACCTTTAAGACTTTCAGAGATGACTTGAGAACAAAGTCGGTCAATGAAAGAGAGTACGCAAAACATTTATAGAAAGGATAGTTTTATGACTCAGTTAATAACACAAACACAGCAAGTTTTAAACACGCTAATCGAACAAAAAACCATAACATCTTGGGAAGCTATACAAAAGTTTAGATGTACTAGACTAAGTGCAGTTATCTATAATTTACGTCAAGATGGACACGATATAAGAACCCATAGAAAAACAAATGAGAAAAATGGTAAAACATTTGCTGAATATAATTATGTGGGGAAAATAGATGACTAGTAAAATTCCAGATTATGTAGCAAAAGAGCATGAAAAAAGGCTTAACATGAGTATTGAGATTAATCAGAACTTATACAATGCTCTAGTTAGATACATTTCTCACTTTGGAGTGCAGAGCAATGTTTATGAACAGCTTATTGCTGTAAAAGGTGAGTTAGACAAAAACCTAAAAGTGTTAAAAGAATATGATTGAGCATTTTAAGAAGTTTGATAGGGGCGATAAGAGTCTATTGCCCTTATCGTTTAGTCATTTGAACGAATTTGCTTTTTACAGAGAACGATGGGCTTTAAGACGCATATTTGGCTACGAGTTCCCAAGTAGTGCTTCAGCAGAAAGAGGTACAGCAGTAGAAAGTGGGTTGCATATGCTTTTAAGGGGTATGGATAAACAAGAAGCTACTGAACGTATGTTTAAGATATATGATGATAATTGCTCTAATTTGACCGATACAAAGGTAGAAGAAGAAAGAGCCAATTTAGTACCATTATTAGACTTAGGGGCTTCTAAGTTCCAAGAAAACGCTTTTAAATGGGAATTACTGGATTATCAGAAGAAAGTAGAGTTAGAAATATTTGATATACCGATTATTGGTTATACTGACTTTCACTTTGAGGATAAAAATACCAAAGAAGATTTTTTTATTGATTTAAAAACTTCTAAGATTATGCCTAGTACAATATCTTTAAGTCATGCAATGCAACAAGCCATTTACAATAAAGGCACAAATGCAAGGCAAATGCTTTGGTATTTAAAAACACCTACAAAGACAAAAGATGCCGACTTTACACAGCTAGAACTTTATGAATACAGCCATCATTTAAAGATATGTGAGCATATAGTTAAAGCTATGGCACTTTTTCTAAGTAAGGTTGATACACCAGAGGAAATAAAACAAATTCTTATTCCAAACTCAGATAACTGGATATGGAAAGAAGAAACTGTTTTAAATGCTAGAAAAGAAGTTTGGGGGTTTTAACCTAAAAGAAACTATAGGTTTACTAACAGACTTTAATAAATTATAAACAAATGAGATTGGAGTTAATTATGTTTATAGAAGAAAATTCAAAACCAAATGAGAAACTAAAAGCTTGGTATCTTTTTACAGAGGATTTTGTAGCAGGAACATCACATTTAACAAATGAGGAAGTTGGTATTTATATAAGGTTGCTTTGTTGGAACTGGAATAAGCGATGTATTGGCATACCAAAAGACGAAATGACATATCATAGAATAGCAAGTTGCATTACAAATAATGAAAAAGTTGCGTGTACTAAGGTATTAAATGAATTTTTTCATCTGGTAAATGAAGTTTTTCAAAACGAAAGACAATTACAAGAATACTTGTTTATTACCAGAAGAATAGAAGCATCTAAGCAAAATGGTAAGTTAGGTGGTAGACCAAAAAAACCTAGACCAGAACCTAAAGCTAACCTAGAGGGTAACCTAGACAAAAGCCCCCTACCCCTACCCCATACCCCTACCAATAAACCTAAAACCAATATAAATAAAACTTTCTCTCTTTTTTGGAATAAAGTTTCTAATAAAATTGGAAAAGGTACTGCTGAAAAGAATTATGCTAAACTAGAAAAAGAGTGGATAGATAAACCAGAAGCATTAGCTGATATGTATAACAAGTATTACAATTCTTTAGAAGATACAAAGTTCGCTAAACACCCTGCTTATTGGTTGTCAGATAAACGCTATTTAGATGAAGCACCAAGCCAGACTAACGAGAAAGTAGACGAATATGTGTTTTACTTGGATATGTTTACAACTTGCGTCAATTTAAAGAAAGCAAAGCCACATATTAGCAGGATTGCACAAAAACACGTTGATTACGTTAAAAGAGCAATAAACGAAAACAAGTTTACTAAAGATGAAGCTATACAGTATCTGGATATGGGGAGTTGGTTATAAAGATAGAATTTGATAATGGGCTTACTGCCGAACAACAAGCTGAAGCAGATGCAAAATATGAGGAACTTATGCAAATTGTTAAAGAAAAAGACAGTAAGCTATATCAAAAAATGATGAGTGAAGTTATAACTTACGAAAAGTTTATGAAAATCAAAGAGTTAGACGAGAAAGATGTTATAGTAAATCAAGATAATCAGATGAATTTGTTTTAATTATTAGATTTTTGGTTTTAAATTTGTTAAAAATAACTACCTAACTAAGGGTAAATAGGCATGGCAAGACCAAAGAAATACAATATAGACACTAAAGAGGTAGTAAAACTAGCATCTTATGGGTGTACTAATATCGAAATAGGCGACTTTTTTGGGTGTTCTCCAGACTTAATTGAAAAGAGTTATTCGGAATTTCTGACAAAAGGTAGAGCAGATGCCAAAATAAGATTAAGAAAACTGCAATGGGAATCAGCAGAAAGTGGCAATGTAACAATGCAAATATTCTTAGGTAAGAACATATTAGGGCAAAAAGATAAGATAGAAGAATCAGAAACAGAAGCACCTTTACAATGGTCTTATGATTAATGGCACTAACTAAACCACAATCTGAAGTAATAAAGAATGATGCAAGATTTAGGGTTCTTATTACTGGCAGAAGATTTGGCAAAACATATTTAGCGATAAACGAGTTGGCAAAGTTTGGAAGTATACCAAATCAAAAAGTATGGTATGTAGCACCAAGCTATAGGCAAGCTAAAGCAATTTGTTGGAGTGAGTTAAAAGACAAACTTATTAGACATAAATGGGTAAAAAACATAAACCACAGCGATTTAACAATTACGCTAAAGAATAACAGTCAAATAACATTAAGGGGTTCAGATAATGAGAACTCACTTAGAGGGGTTGGTATAAATTTTTTATGTATAGATGAATTTGCCGATGTAAGCAAAGAAACTTGGTATGAAGTATTAAGACCTACATTATCAGATACTAAAGGTCATGCGTTGTTTTGTGGAAGCCCTAGAGGTTTTGGAAACTGGTCATATGAGTTATACAAGCAAGGCGAAACAAATAAAGATTGGCAATCATTTAAATATACAACTTTAGAGGGTGGTCAAGTAAGCGATGACGAAATAGAACAAGCCAAGCAAGATTTAGACGTAAGAACATTTCAGCAAGAATATGAAGCTACATTCGTAAACTATTCTGGCATGATTTATTATAACTTCAGTAGAGATAAAAACATAATTCAAAAAGCACAGCTAAATACAAATACATTGCATATAGGTTTAGACTTTAACGTAGACCCTATGTGTGGGGTTGTGTGTATAGTCAAAGATGAAAAAATAATTGTAATAGATGAGATACAAATATACAGTAGTAATACCAATGAAATGTGCGAAGAAATAAGACATAGATACAAAAATAAGCAGATAGCTGTTTATCCAGACCCTAGTGCTAGACAAAGAAAAACTTCAGCAGGTGGATTAACTGACTTAGCGATATTGAAAAATGCAGGATTTCATGTAAAATGTAGAAATACAGCACCTCTAGTGAGGGATAGGATTAATGCAGTTAATTCTAAATTAAAAAATGTTAATGGAAAAAATAATTTGTTTATTCTAAAATCTTGCAAAAATGTGATTAAAAGCATAGAAAGACAAATATACAAAGAGGGAACTAGTGTGCCAGATAAGACTAGTGGGTTTGACCATATGAACGATGCTTTAGGTTACTTGGTCGAGTATATATTTCCACTTAAACGTAATTTTGTACCTAGCCCAGTTAAGAGGTGGAGTTAATGGATAAAGAGTTCTTAAAAACTAAACACGACTTATGGCACGCTAATATAGCGAACTGGGAGTTTTATATAAGAAGTTATTTAGGTGGTAACGATTATAAGAATGGCTATTACTTACATAGATACATACTTGAAACTCCAGAGGAATATGACCAAAGAATAAGACACACTCCAGTAGATAATCATTGTAAGAATGTTGTTCAAATCTACACTAGCTTTCTTTGGAGGGTACACCCAACAAGAGATTATGGAAGTTTAGATGGTAGCCCACAACTAGATTCATTTTTAAGAGATGCAGACTTAGATGGAAGAAGTTTTGATACTGTAATGCGTGAGGTTCAAATGAACGCAAGTATTTATGGTAATTGTTGGGTTGTAGTTGATAAGCCACAATCCAATGCAAAGACCAGAGCAGAAGAATTAGCACAAGATATTAGACCTTATATATCAATCTATACACCAGAGAATGTTATAAACTGGAGGTATGCAAGGTCAGCTAGTGGCAGGTTTTATTTAGATATGTTGGTACTTATCGAGGATATAAATGCAGATAGAGCCATCATTAAGGTATTTACAGAAGAAACTATAATGACTTATGAGTTAGAGGATTATAGCGAAGAATATTCAACTAAAGAAGCGAGGTTAATAGATGAAGTTCCTAATGCCATTGGTGTTATCCCTATTGTTAATGTTTATAATCTTAGAGGGGCTAAAAGACCTATAGGAATATCAGATTTAGCTGACGTAGCACCATTACAACAATCTATTTACAATGATTATTCAGAAAAAGAACAACTAATTAGATTAGCAAACCACCCAAGCCTAGTTAAAACACCGAATGTTGAAGCTAGTGCAGGTGCAGGTGCAATAATAGAAATACCAGAGGATTTAGAAGCTAATTTAAAACCATATATAATTCAGCCTAGTGGACAAAACCTTGATGGCATAATGAAATGTATTCAAACTAAGGTTGATGCGATTGATAGAATTACACACATGGGTTCAGTTAGGGCTACTGGGACACAAATAGCGAGTGGTATAGCCTTACAGACCGAGTTTCAGCTATTAAACGCAAGATTATCAGAGAAAGCCGATTATTTAGAAAATGCAGAGGAACAAATATGGTCATTATTTGCTAAGTGGCAAGACACTCAATTTGATGGTTCTATAAACTATCCAGATACATTTGACATTAGAGATTGGGCTAATGACCTGCAATATTTACAAATGGCTAAAGCATCTGGCATAAAATCAGAAACATTTAACAAAGAAATAGATAAACAAATAGCAGAAGCAGTTATTGATGATAGTGATGCTATGAAAACTATTAATGATGAAATTGATGCCACACGAACAGTTAGAGGACAATTCCAAACAACAGAAGTAGAGGGGCAAACAGTTGGCGAAGAAACGTAGAGTACCCAAAGATAAAAAAACCAAGATACCCAAGAAATATTTATCTGGTTTAAAAGGTGCAAAAAGAAACGCTAGAGCTACATTGCTTAAAACAATTAGTTCTTTATACAAGGCAGGTGCAAGAATACCTATGTCATTATTAAAACGCAGGAATAGGTCATAATGGCTATTAAAAGAAAACCTTTATCAGCAAAAACTGTTGCAACATTAAAAGCTAAAGCAAAAAAATCTAAGCTGTTTAACTTAGCTGACCTAAAGGCTTCTTATCGTAGAGGTCAAGGTGCTTTTCTTTCTAGTGGTAGCAGACCAAGAATACCGATGAGTGCATGGGCTATGGCAAGAGTTAACAAGCTGATAAGCAGAGGTCGTTCTGGAACATTTGATAAAGATATAATTTCCAGAGCAAGTAAAAGAAAAAGGAAAAAAAAGTAATTTGCCTAAACTTTGTTTAAGGTGCAAAATTGCTTTGCAGGAAGTTATTAAGAGTGTGTGGAAATGTCCAATGTGTAAAACAATTATAAACGATAGATTAAAAGACCTACCCTGGGAAAAACCCAATAAAAACAATGATTTAGGTAAAAACAATGGCTGAATATCAAGGTAAAAAAGTTACACTCAATAAACCATTTAGATTATCTACAGCAGAATCTAAACGTAAAAAGTTTGGTGTTTATGTTAAAAACAAATCTACTGGGCGAATAAAAAAAGTAACCTTTGGTGCTAGAGGTATGTCTATTAAGAAAAATATACCTGCAAGGCAAAAATCATTTCTGGCAAGAATGGGTGGGGTTCTCAAAGAGGTCAAAGGTCAAAAGACATTAAGCCCTGCCTATTGGTCTATAAGAGCATGGAAAAAGAACTTTCCATTGTGATAAATGTCAAGAATATTAGAAAAATTAGCAGACCAACATGAAGAACGTATAATCAACGTATTATATCGTTTAGAAGATGACGTAATCAAAGAAGTTAGAAAAGCCACAAAAGGCGAATTAGTTTCTCAAAGATTAGCAATACAGCTTAGACCACAGCTTAGAAATGTTATTGAGAAAACATTTTTAAATGAAGCTGATTTAATTATTAATGAAGAATACAATAAAATAGCCAAAGAGGTGCTAGATAACTTTGGGGCATTGAATATACCTAAAAAGTTTAAAAGCCTTACAGAGGTCGATTTACAGACGATTAACGCACTAAAATTCCAAAGTTTTTCTGGTTTCGAGGATATTGCAGAAAGATTTCTAAAGGTTATTAATGATGAGGTATATCAAAGCACGATAGCAGGTAGACCATTTGACGATATGGTTAATAACATACGTTCACATATAAATGGGGTTTATAGAAAATCAAATAGTGCAGAGATAAACGAATTAGTTGATTTTATTAATGAGAATAAGTTT